CAATTGCGATAGGATATAGTAAAAGACCTGCTAATGCAAACCATGTCATCTTACGTTGAGCGTCACGCATTGCGTCCTCATCTTCTAGTCTTTTTCTTTTAAACTCCATATCTAAAGCCATCTCATCTTTTGAGATGTGTCCATCACCGTTGACATCTTTCGCTGCCACTTCTGGATCTACTGTTTTTGTAACTGCTTCGTCAGCCATGTTATCTCCTTCTACTTTGCGCCTCTCTCATTTTTTCGTTTTCTTGCTTTACATGTTCATTTAGTAAAGTCAAATAAACCTCACGCTCATAAGGCAACATATTCTCAATTTCAGTTAACGACCAATGGTGTAACTGTATCATTCTAAAATTCAAATCATAAAAGGTTTCGAGGTTTATATGCGAGAGGCATATTAAAAAAAACTTCGAAGACCTTGTAATTTAACAGTACCCTTCTTTTTAGTTTTAGGGTGTGTTAGTTTTACATCATGAGTTAGTTTTGGCATACTAGCAAAAAATTTTTGTATAGCAGTAAATTGTGCTTGTGTTAAGTTTTCTAGAAAATCATTTATTTCTTTCTTACTTAAATCTCTTGCTTCATATGTTTCAACACCATCTACTATTTGATGAATACAATTTGCAGTTAAAGAAATTGTGTCATCAGCAGTAAACTTTGTTAAGTCCATACCTTGAAACGTCTTAACAGTAGGATATCTCATAATAACACTAACATTATCAGTTAAACTAATTTGGTTAGTATGGTCATCATCCATCTCTACTATTATTTTAGACAAATCAACCTCTGTTTGTACTTTTGTTTTTTCATCACCAGGAAATGATAAGTTTAAAGTAACTTTCTCACCTACTGATTTAGAACGTATCTTTAAAAAGATATATTCAATATCAAATGATGGTAACTGGTCTACATTTATTTTACCAAATGTGCAGTTATCAACTATTTGTAGTATTGCGTCAGTTACTTCATCACCAGTACCTTCTTGTGCTTGAAGTAATATCTTTTCTTCTTTAACGAGAAAAGGACGATACTTTATTTTTTCATCTGTTGAAGGAATGTTCAACTCAAATGTTTGTGTATTTAATATAGGCAATGCCATAATTTATCTCCTTTATATACTAAAATGTAAATGGTGGAAATACCTTACCACCAAATACTTTACCAATTGGAATAGAACGTCTTAATTGATTTACTACGTTTCTTCCTGTTCTTCTTAATTCAGGTGGGAATCCAGATAAGAATCCACCACCAGGTTTTACAACACCTGAAGATAGTCCACCTACCTTACCTGTGCTGTCAATATCTAAATCAAAGTTTAACCAATCTCTATATGAGAATGTTACATTAATTGCAACATATTGATTGTTACCACCACTATCATATTGCACATCACCAATTACTGATGGAAAACACTCTCTCATTCTTACACCATATGTTACGCTATCTCTATCATTTAAACTTTCAAATTGACCTAATTGAAATATGTCTATATTGCTTACATAATCATCATAAAAGCTAAACATGCCATTTAGGTTGTCGTACATGGTAGATTGCCAAACTTCAAAAAACTGTCTTAATCTTAAAAACTTATCACCAATAAATGTTGCAGTTACATCGCTGTATTGTACACTTGTTGGGTACTTATATGGCGCACCTGCAATACGATATGGTGCTGTTGTAAATGTTCTTGCAGGCATAGTAATATTAGTACACATCAAAGTTATTTGTTGTCCTAAATCTTTTTCATATTGTAGTTTGGATGTTTTGTTGCTAGTTCTCATACCAGCAGGTCCTGCACCTTCTTGTACTACACTAGAGGTTGCGATTTCTCTATCTTGTAATGCTTGTGTTAGTACATCATTTTTAGGTAGATTTATATTTACTAGAAAACGAGTATTACGTGCCACACCCTCAGCTTTGGCTATTGCTGATCTAAAACGATTAAGTGTTGTTTCTGGATTTGCTCTTTGTTTTAGTCTAGGATCACCAGGTATGTTGTCGTACTCTCTACCTCTAGGTAAACCTATTCTTATATCAAATGGTCCTACTCTTTTGCCGCCTCTAAATATTGCCATGACTTAACCTGATAACCTACTATTATAATTGTTTAATTTTTCTCTATTCTTCATGTGTGCTTTTTCTACTAGACTTTTGTTTTGACCGTAGTATTGTACAGCATGATGTGCTTTACATAATTTTAAATTGACAGATTTACCGTCAACAAATACATCACCTAGTATTCTACCAAACTTACCAGTTTCTTCACCTTTGTAAGTCTTAATAGAAATCTTTTTAGCATTCTTTAATTCGTCTTGTAAAAACTTTTTAGACATAAGACCATATTTTTTTTCAGTCTTATCACTTGTTCTACTTTCTGGCGTATCAATACCAAATAGTCTTACTCTACTTTTATACATGATATCAAATCCTAAATCTAACATTACGTCTATTGTATCACCGTCAACAACTTTGATTACTTTGTTGACACGATAACTAAAATCTGTTGGGTCACCTAATTTAGCCATTATATCTTTCTCCTACTATCACGCCATACTTGACTTGCACTTGCTTTTCTAAATTGTGCTACTGGCATAAAGATTGCAGGCGCATAATCATCCTCTTCCAGTTCTAAAAAACCACTAACGAATTGTCTTCGTAGATAATGTTTAATTGTTGGTTTAACTTCTCTAATATTTTTTAGTTTAGAATAATTACCTCTAAAACCTCTTTTGTCCAATGTCTCTAATAATCTCATACGAAGTGGTATTGGTAAGTAGTGAAAGTTAATACCTAAGAAACCACCTTTTGCTGATTGTATTGGCATAACAAGTGGAAACGTATCGTAGTATGGCAATGTTGCTTTGAGTTTAGGATCATATCTAAAGAAGTGTAACTTATTAAATGTAGGTGCTTTCTTTAATTTATTATCACGCATAAGACGAGCTGCAGATATTCTGTTTGATAAGTCTGCTACCTTTTTCTTATACCAATTGATAGATAAATCTCTATCACCTGCCGCTTGTCTGATTGTATCAAATATACTTGCCATCCAACTATTTATCTAAATAATTAGAATGAGAAAGATAAAAAGAATGTCTAATAGAATCCTGGTACAAGGTAAGTTTAGACCTAAGAATCCATCAAAATACAAGGGTGACCCTACCAACATTATATATCGTAGTTCTTGGGAACTAACTGTATTTAAGTATCTTGACAACAATCCATCAATACTCAAATGGGCAAGTGAAGAAATGTTTGTACCATATCGTCACCCACTTACGAATAGAATAAGTCGATACTTTCCAGATTGTTGGTTACGATATAGAAACAATAAAGGTGAGATTGTAGAAACTGTATGGGAAATTAAACCAAAGAAACATACAGTACCACCTACTGTACCAAAACGCAAGACTAAAACATGGAAGTACAATGCAGAGCAATATGTCATCAATGACGCAAAGTGGAAAGCGTGTAAGAAATATTGCGACAGAAAAGGATATGGGTTTCAAATTATCACAGAGGATATACTTAAACATTGGTCAACAATACCTCCACTATAACACATAAATAGTCTTATGGCAACATTAGCGGAAAAATTAAAACAGCAATTGTTTGGAATCAATAAACCATCTGTGATGAGTAGTGCTCCTATTCGTAACAGTAGATCAAAAAACTTTTCAAGCACAGATCCATTTGCAGATACAGAAAATAACAAATATGCTTATGGCACATTAAGATATCCAGATAATCTAGGTGAATATGAATATGGTCACTACTTACTATTTCATATTTTTGAAGTATCACAAAGTAAATACGCAGGACCACAAACAGAAACAGAAGAAATAGATTTATCAAAGTATGGCATGGGTGGTGGTGTTGCTGGCGGAAAAGTAAAAAGAACAAATAGTTTTAAAAAAGCAGAACATAATTTATATTCACCAAGTATTGCATATGAAGATAGTGGTAATATAAATCAAATCATTAGAGATACGCAAGATGATACTGGTGGTTCAGTAAGTAAAGCATTAAGAACATCTGGTAGACTTAAAAGATCAACAGACACAATTGCTTTATATCTACCACCAAACATAAAACAAAGTGTAAATGTAGGTTATAAGAAAAGTGAAACAGGACTTGCTGGTGTTTTAGGTGCAGATTTAATTGGTGCGTCAAATGTAGATGATTTGTTAAATAGATTAGGTACTCAAGGCACATTCAATACGATAAGAGACGCATTAGTAGATACTTTAGGTGTAAAATTTGCAGCAGGTGTTGCAGATTTAGTTACAGGTGGTGATTTAGAGGGTGTTGTTCGTAAAGGTACGCAACGAGCACTAAATCCTGCATTAGAGGCAATATTTCAAAGTGTAGACCTGCGTACATTTAGTTTTAATTTTAGATTTACACCAAGAAATGAAAAAGAGTTACGAAACGCTGACGCAATAATTAAGTTATTTAAGTTTCATATGTTACCAGAAAGAGTACAAGGACAAAAGATTGGTCGTCACTTAATCTTTCCAAGTGAATTTGAAATACAATATATGTTTCAAGGCACAGAAAACAAATGGTATCCTTTCGTAAAACCATGTGTATTAGAAAGTCTAAATGTAGACTATGGACCAGGTGGTGAAAGTCAACACTTTAGACCAGTAGATGTAGGAGGCGGAGAGGCACCTGCACCTACTGAAATGAATTTAACACTTAACTTTACAGAAACAGAAATTATTACAAAAGAGAGTGTGGCAGAAGGTTATTAATGGAACAATCAATAGAAAACTTTGAAGGCACAAAAATAGTAGAGAATAACTATGGTGGTGAGAGCATGGGTGATGTACAGGCAGGTATCGAGTTCATCTATCACATGAGAGAACATATATTAGATGTAGGGGTCGCAACAATATATCTGTTTGCGTGTTATGCTCTGTATCTATGGTTAAAGAAGGTCATCAAGTAATGAGTTATTTTAACAAGTTTCCACTATATCAGTATGATATAGAAGACAATCAATATAAAACACTTATAACAGATATATTAAGGCGTGTCAACCTAAAAGGTAATGCGAAAGCAAATACGCTAGTCTTTGATAACTATAATGTAAAAGACGGTGAACAACCAGATACGGTCGCAGACAAGTATTATGGTGATTCAGGTCTACACTGGATTATAGTTACAGTAAACAACATAACCTCCCGTTATGATTGGCCGCTAGACCAGATTGCGTTATCTCAATTTGTAAACGACAAGTATACAAATCCCAATGGTACACATCACCATGAGATTAACGCAACGTCTGGCGATACTACAAAAAAATTGACTGTTTCTAGCGACACAGATGGCGCTACAGCGATAACAAACTACGAATACGAACAAACCCTTAACGATAGTAAGAGACAAATACGTTTATTAGATCGTGCATTTGTAGGACAATTTATTTCAGAATTTGAAACACTTATAGAAAGATAAGATTATGGCAGATTTACAATTTGCAGGTGATTATGAGTTAGAAGGCATATTCGTACATGCAGCGAGTACGCAAGGTTCACTAGATATCAAACCGTTACTGTTAGAATTAAACATCTATGAGAGTATATTCTCTCCAACAATGACAGGTTCACTTACAATTGCAGATACAACAAACCATCTACAAAATGTACCTTTCAAAGGGCAAGAAGAATTAGAATTTAAGTTTGGTATACCTGACAATGAACAAATAGATTTTACAAGACACCGTGTAAGAGTAACAAAAGTAAGTAATGTCAATAGAGTAGAAGAAAGACAACAAGTTTATACACTTAACTTTACATCTAAAGAAACGGTAACTGATTTACGCACATCATTGAATAAGATATACAAGGGCAGCGCAGATCAAATCATACAAGAAGTATTACAAAACAATATACGAACAACAAAGTCATATAAATTAGAAGAAACAAGTGAGAGACTTACATTGTTAGGTAATCGCATGAAACCATTTAAGTTTTGTACCATGGCTGCAAACAAAGGTTCAAGTAAAAATTTCAAAGACGATCAACTATATTTCTATGAAAATCATAGAGGGTATAATCTATCATCAATGTCTGGTCTTGCAAGAATAGATCCAAAAGTATCATATTATAGTGCAGAAGGTCGTGCCGAAGAAAGAGACGTAAAAGCAGATATGGAAAGAATATTAAGTTATCGTATATCAAAAAATCAAGACTTACTCGCACATATCTCAACAGGCCTCATCAATTCGACACAATACACATACGACATAAACACTAAATCATACAACAAGACGGAGCATAGATACTTTGATGAGTTCGTCAATACTCCGCACACCGCCGATAAAGCTTTTCCGATTTATACGACACAACCCGAAAGCGCCGATGGCAATATACTAGATGACTTCACCTCGTCAGTCACCAAAGTAAGCACAAAGAACAGTTTTCTTCATACCATAGACGCAGACGATACAATAGACTATTCAAACACTACGAGTAAAGATCAGACAAGACTGTTTAGTCGCTTAAATCATGACG